TTGGGCAAGGATCCCAAACAACATAATAGCACCAACAATAGTAATGCCTTTGATTATTTTATCTTTACTCTTTTGCAGTTCTTCTTGCTGCTTTTTTGTTAGTTTTTCCTTTGCCATAATTATCTTTCATTTCTAAAGCTGTATTAAGCTTCTGCTGTAATCGTATCATATCCTGATCTAAAAGTCGTAGTTGGTCTGTAAGCCTTATGATTGTTGTTTTCATGTCTGAGATAGCAGGATCTATAATCTTTGTTATTGTGACCCATACATAATAGACAAAGTATCCCAAGCCAACGACCATAACAGTTGCAAAACCAAACTTTTCTATTAGATCTACAACATCCATTAGTCTCTTCTAGCATCTATCTTCCCATCCTCAACAAAATTTTCTGCCCTTGCTATCCTGTCTAGGTCTGGTGCTAATCCTAATATACTAGATACACTTGTATCTATTCTTATAATGTCATTGTTCATAATTGATGCTCTTGTTATTAGCATCTTGGTAATACCTTGTATTGTTTTTATGTCATCTACTAAACCACCCATAAGTTGTCGCATAATCAAAAAGATAAAATATCCCATGACCAAACCACCACCTACAGGCAAACCAACAGCTTCTATAAGGTCAAAAACCTCCACTACTTATCTTCACCTTTAAAGCTTTTAGAAGCACCTGATGTTCCTGCATATAATCCAAACCATGCCGCACCTGCACCTACAACAACAGATATTAAACCTGACTGCTCAAAGTTTGGTTCTTCTAGGCCCATAAACCACATTACAGTTGTATATAGTAAAACAATATAAACACTTAAAAATGCTCTGGGAAATATTCTCCAAGAATCTACAGCTTGTGCTAGATGTATCCATTTTTGATGTGGATTTACATTCTTTGTATCTTCAAGTGTTCTTATTTTGTCTTTAAGCTCACTTATCTCCTGGATCATAGCCATAAATTTGTTTAGATCCATCTCAACTTCGTTTCTATCCATGTCGCCACCAAAACGACCACTTCCCATATCATTCATTTGACTATCCTCCTATCCTTGTATCAGTCATATTTTTTAAACCTTGTAGTTCTACAGCATCATTTTCGTGATGTGCTTTTACCCATGTTATCAGATCATTTGGTATTGATAAACTTGCGTAGTTTGTGAAATCAGATCTATTACTATATGCACTCTCGGTTATAGGGTTATCAGATGCATCAAGCTTTTGCCTAGATCTTGGTATAACTTTGGTCAAACTATCGTAGGGAAAGTTTAAAGACATTTCCCATGTTGCACTTTTGCCATCTGATCTTGCACCAGTGACTGTATAGTTGATAGTTGTGACAACATCTTGCCCACCATAATTAACAAAACTATGTGTGAGGATTGCGTATGTAAATGTATATGTCATTAAACTAACTCACCTGCATTTTGGAAACCACCACCTGCTGATCCTCCACCACCACTACCTGAATATTGTGGTGTATAAGTTCCTGCAGTTGTCACACTATAGGTCACACTTGTGCCACCTATTTCTACAGTTGCAGTTCTTGTTGTTCCAGCTGTTGAACTTGCTGTCAATCTGATCTCAAAAGTTTGGTTAGCAGTTATAGTTCCAACACTTGCAGCATTTACAAATGTGCCTCCATTTACACTTACCAGTGCTGTTGAATTACCACTAAGGTTTACTTGTTGTGCAGTAGTGAAGCCACTAACAGTGACAGTTCCAGAGTCAACAGTAGCACCTGCAGTTTGGTTGGTTTTACTAGCTGTAAAACTTGATGTGTTGAAAGCGACTGTTTCAGCACCAAACTTTACAACCCTTGCTTTTACTAAACATGTTGTTTGTGAGTCATTTGAGTCACCATTCACAAAAAGATTAAGTGTCCCGGTGCCAACATGGAAATAAGCAAACTCTAAGTGCATGACAGGTAGATCATTATTATCACCAAGTTGGTCACCTGCATCATAATACTGATTACCCTCTTTTATACCTATGGGCCAATATTTTGTATATACAACAGTTGTTCCGACTTTTAGATCTATATGTAAAGATGCACCTCTAATATCATCACCTGATGGATCATCAATTTCTACAGATACTGTTCCCATGTAGAAACCTGACCCAGTGCCTATAGTTCCTAAAGATACTTGTGTCATAAATGATTGAAAATTTACTGTTTGTCCAGCAAAAGCAGTTCCAGTTGTTGGTAAAAACAATTCATCAAGTTTTAGCAAAGATGTATTTATAGTTCCAGCGTCTAAGGATCCTGCATTTATACTTTGTGATCCTGCAGCCAAGTTTTGTATAACACTTGCAACATTGGTTTGTGTTCCAGTTATAGATGAAGTTATGTCAGCTTTAGCAACTGAGTTTACATTTTCTGTATCATCAGATGTTCCCTCACTTGTAATAATATCAGCATCACCTATTACAGCATTATTGTTTCTTTTTAAATTAACTCCTGCTTTAGCACCTACAGTAGCACTTGCCTCTATCCCGGTTAGCTTTGTATTTTGTGTAGCATCTAAACTAGCAAGATCTGATAAACCTACATTTGCTTTACCAAAAGACTGGGTATCAATAACTGTAGATCCTTTCTTAATTCTAAATGTTGTATTGCCAGTAAAATCTAAAGCTAGGCTACTATTTAACAAATCATCATCATTTATACTGTTTTCATTTGAATCTATTAAGTTTGTTCCAGCTTTAGCACCAAAGGTTGCATTTGCTTCTATGCCTGTAAGTTTTGTATTTTGTGCTGAATCTAAACTAGCTAAATTAGATAAACCAACACTTCCTTTATCTAGTGTCGTGCTATTTATAACTGTTGATCCTTTTTTAATTCGTAATGAGTCGCTACTGGTATCAATTTGCAGACTATCATTTTTGACATCATCATCGCCTAAGGCATTATTGCTACTATCTTTTAAATTTACACCTGCTTTTGCACCAACAGTTGCATTTGCTTCTATGCCTGATAATTTAGTTCCAGTGCCTGATTCCAATGAGTCAAGATCTGTAAGGCCCACATTAGCTTTATCAAATGCTTGCGTATCAATTACACTACTGCCTTTTTTAATTCTAAAGGTTGTGTTGCCTGTAAAATCTACTGATAGGTCACTGTTTCTTACATCTTCATCACTTAAAGAATTATTGCCTGAGTCTTTAAAGTTTGTGCCAATTTTTGCACCTACTGTTGCATTGTCTTCAATGTTAGTTAATTTTGTGTTTTGCGTAGAATCTAAACTTGCAAGATCTGACAAACCAACAGTTCCTTTATCTAAAGAAAATGAGCCATTTACTGAACCTACAAAATTAGAATGCACACCAAAGTGGTTTACTGCTCTTACCCAAAAGTAATATGTTGTGCCTGCAGTTAGTCCATCCTCTGAACCAAACCTAGCAACCATAACTTTACCAGGCTCACCTGCTAATGTAAGAACAAGATCTGTATCATCTGTTGGTGTGCTGTTAGATGTTTTTCTATAAACCTTTATGGATCTTAGGTTAGTGTTTGCAGGGTTTGTCCACCTAACAAATATTCTTATAGGTCTGCTTGTAGCTGTCAAACTTGTAGGATCATCAGGTGCAGCAGTATTAGTGATTGTTATATTTACTGCTGATGTGAAATCACTAAAGTTTCCATTTATGTCCACATGCCTTGCTTTTACATTATATGTTTCACCTGTCACAACACCCGGAATAATTGTTGAACTTTGAAGCTTGGTTGCAGGTATCATGCCTGTATAGTCACTATCTGCATTTAGTTTATAAACAACTTGTGTGCCTGCTATGGTATCTGCTGCAACATTAGTCCAATTAACTAAAATAGCACTCTTATCTGCAGGCCCATCTATGGCACCTCTTTGTGTAAGTGATAAGCTAGTTGGAACACCAACACTATAATCACCATCGCCTGGACCTGATCCCTCATCAATAGGATCATTGTATTCATTAGTGGCAAAGTTAAATACAGCACCATCTATTTCTTTTAACTCTAATCTAGTTGCTAACACCTGCATGTTTTCTTCATCAGATGTTGTAGATCCTATAGTCTCTAATTGCGTTGATAAAACTTCAAATACTTTTTGTGAATAGCCTAGTCTTGTATTTGTTAAATACACCCAGTCATTTGGTTGCAGTCGCATAAATTGTAGATCTGTAATAACTACAACAGATGTTGTTTGTCTTTGATGTTTTAAAGCTATCTTACCCAGTCTTTGGGCCATAGCATCTGTCACTGTAAATGGTAATTGTGTTTCCATAATCTTTTTGTAATTATTGGAACTTTCACCACTAGGTGTATCTGCTGATAAAGAAGTGCTGTCAGAAAATACAGGTGCATCTTGCGTTGTGTAGTCTCTAGCTTTGTTTACATATATGGGTTTTACTTGATTAAATAAATTACCAGAGTTAGGGTTTGTTGCTATTTTTACAGGTCGTAAAAGATCATCATCAGTAATAGTAAGTGATGGCGTTTGGACAGCACCTGCAAAACAATTGAACTTACCATTTACATATGTCATTCTGCCTGCCATCGCTGATAGCAACCCATCAAGTATGCCTTCACCTTGTGCAGACATATCTGTAAAACCATTAACTGTATATCTTTCTTGCGTGGTTGAGTTATCAGAAAGCGTGACACTTTGCTCACAAGTATTTGCAGCAGACATAAAACCACCTG